TTATAAATTTGCCATAGCCTTTTCAAAGAAATTGACGGCGTCTTTTTCCTTTTCTTTTGACAAGTGACTATAGATATCCATGGTCATGGCTAATGTTGAATGACCTAAACGGTGTTGCAATTCTTTATAACTAATACCAGCGTTTAATAATAAGCTAGCGTGTGTGTGCCTAAAGGCGTGAAATGTAAAACGTGGTAAACCAGCTTGTTTTAGGTGTTTTGTTAGTACTAACTGTAAGTTTGTGCGGTTAGGATAAATATTGAAACCATTTGAAAATACATATTTAGCCATTTTACTACTATAACCATGTTCCATAAAACATTGGTATTGACGGGCTTTATATAGACGTAACATTAGAACGGTATTCTTATCAATTGAAATTTTTCTATTTCCTGCCTCAGATTTAGTACTGTTGGTTTCCATACGACTAAAAGCAACTGTTTTGTTAACGTCAATATAACCATTATCTAAGTCAATATCAGACCATTCAAGGGCTACAGCCTCCCCAATACGCAAACCAGTGGAAAGTAAAGTTAGATATAACGTTTTATGATAGTAGTTTTTAAAGGTGTTTGGGAGACTATCCAAGTAGTCTTTAAATTGTTTCAATTGGCTAGTCTCAAAAAATTTTAGTTCTTTCTTTTTGGAAATATTTTTCTTGTTTTTAGGTACGATAACATTATCTGCGGGATTTACATTGATTATTTGTAAATTAACAGCATATTTTAAAATACGCTTATTAATGGATAAAATTATCCTAAAAGAAACACGCCCCAATTTATCGTTACTTGCTAATTTATTAACAAATTCTTGAACCATTGGGAGCGTAATTCTTTCTACTTTCATATCGCCAAAAACAGGTAAAAGGTGCGTTCTTAGTTCGCTAACTGTTTGGCTATATGTTTGTGGTTTAACTTCTAACTTATGGTTTTTTAACCACAGTTCACTTAGTTCTCGGTAATTCTTAACGGTAACACTCTTATAGCGCGTGTATCCATTATCTTTAAATTCATTTATTTTGAACTCACGTTTTTGTTTGAGTTCTTTTTTAGTAGGCGCTGAAACGGTTGTATAGACTTGTTTCCCAGTCATGCAATCAGTACCTAGATAGATTTGTTCACGGTACACAGTAGTACCGTTTTTCTTTGTGATTTTCTTAATATTTGCCATTTGTAACCTCTTCTCTTAACTACAGCAGGCAGGCTATAAAGGTTTTAGAGTTTGAGGTTTTAGGACTATTTAAAATAGCATGGTAGCGAATATTCGTAACGTTTCGAAATTTGGTAATTCTTGTTTTAGAACCATTCAAAAAGACATGGTAGTAAAGTTCCAGATGTTGACACATGGCAACATTTGAGGTTTTAGAGCCATTCAGAATAGCATGGTAGTAAATTAATGTTTCAACGTTGAAACATTCGGAATAGTTTGAGAACCATTCAAAATAGCATGGTAGCGAATGAATGTTATCCGCCTAATCGTTATCGGGTGGGGTTGGATTTTCGGTAGAGGTATGTTTATTCACGATATCAACAAACACCTGATAATCATCTGTATGACGTTTTAAAAAGTCGGTCACTGGTATTAATTTTTTTAATTCTTCATCTGATAATTCGCCTGTTATATTTTTATATGAAACATATCTCAAAATATTGCCAAAAACATTATTATAGTCGTCTTTAATCGACATAAATTGGTCTACTTGTTCATCGAGGCTGAAATCTTTAAAATTATCATCAAGAATTTCATTAAACCTTTCAACTCTTCGCTTTTGGCGTTCCCGATATCCTTTAATTTTTTCTTCTGTATTAGGAGTTAAAGTAACATGAAACCCCATTAGTTCACCAATAGTTAGACCACCTAATTGGGCGATTTTTAGCATATTAGTACGGTTTGGCTTATTTCTACCTTTTTCCCAATTATTTACGGTTCCTTTACTTGTATTGAATCTTTTTCCAAACTCCTCCATTGTTTCGCCTTTGGATAAGCGAATTTCGCGAATTTTGTTTCCGATTATTTTATTGCTATTTTCCATAAGTAAGCACCTTTCATGATTATATAATAACGGTTTTTTCAAAAAAAGTAAATAAAAGTATTTGACAAAATAAAAACAAAGAGTTATTATTTAAGTATGCAAAAGTAAAGGAGGCGTAATACATGAACGTAAAGGACAAAATCAGAGGCTACCGAACTATGTTGGGGCTTAATCAATCTGAAATGGGTAAAGCACTTGGTATTAGTAAGCAATCATATTATAACAAGGAAAACGGCAAGGTTGCTTTTTCAGATAGCGAAAAAATGGTATTCAAGAAAATGCTAGAACCTTATTTTTCTGATATTACATTAGAAGACATATTTTTTTAAATAAAAAGTATTCAAAAGTATTTTTAAAGTGCGGAAAATTTACGCTTATTTTCTGATTAAATAAAAAGCGTAAAAAGTCCCGAATATTCAAAATTACAATAAAGGAGGAATTTATGGAAATTATTAAACGAGAAAAAGGGGAGTTCGGAGAGATTAAAATTGACTTCTATTTGAACAAAGATAGAGCAATCTTAGTTACTATCGAACAGCTAGCCCAAGGGTTTGGTTATAAAAACCGTAAAGGTATTGAAAAAATGATAGAACGTAACCCATACCTAAAAGAAGAAAAGTTTTCAGTAGCCGACAAATTGTCGGGTGCTGACGGAAAGAAATACGAAACACGTTTGTTCAATAAACGAGGTATCTTTGAAATTGGTATGTTATCCCGAACAGAAAAAGGAAAAGCATTCAGAGCTTGGATATATGACTATATCGAAGAATTAGAAAAAGAAAACGCTAATTTTCGCTTTCAACGAGCCTTAGAGAAACCAACACACAAAACGTTGAACGAGGTTATCAGTAAATGGGACAACGCTCCAACAATGGCTTTTCCAACGGTTAATAACTTACTTTTAAAACTATCATCGGGTAAGAATAAGAAAAAACTGATTGAGGATAGAGGCGGTAAAACGGGACTAGATTGCTTAACAAGCGTTGAACTAGCAAAATATCAAGCTTATGAAAGAGCGGTTATCCCTCTAATTGAGCTGAACATGGAATACGGTGTTATCCGTGATACCTTGAAACAGGTTCAATTATGAGAGCAACAAAAAAGGCTTGAGTGACAGCTCAAACCAGAATGAAACTTGAAAAATATTAGATAAAACAAAACACTACAGCGGGCAGGCTATGAGGGTTTTAGGATTATCTTCTATGTTTATATTATAGCATAGAAACAGCGTTATATCAATGCTTAAGGCGTTTTTAGAAAGGCAACAAGGAAAAATAATTATGAAATTTAAAGGCGTAAAAAACAAAGCAAATCCATTTAGTTTAGACCATTACACCGACGAACAGAAAGCGGTCTTTAAAAAACGAGATGAAACCAAAAAAAGAGCAGAGGAATTCTTTAAAGCAATGTACGACCAGTCAACAGCTTGGACGATTGTTGCCAATGTAATGATTACGTACCACAACATTTATACAGGTTTCGCAGAAACCTTTGAGCAGGCTTGGAACGCCCTAGGTTATGAAATTACAACCGATATTGTCTATAGAGCAGTTAACAATTTACCAGCAAGAGGCATGAAAGAAGAGGTCAAAGCATGATTTACCAAGAAATTAATTTACCAGTATGGGCGCAATTGGTGCTTATGGCATTTTGGTTGTTAGCGTTGGTTTTATTGCTATATATCAAGCCCAGAGAGGACGTTAAACAAGAGACTAAAGAAACACGCGCAGACCACGTCAAAGAGCGATACGGAGCTTACATTCAACTTAGAGGACGTTATTACAACTAAGGAGACATGACATGAAATTATATCACTATTCACAATTTACTAACCTAGCTAGCATTAAAGAAAATGGCTTACATGTTGGTGCTGATAATGTTGTTTATCTTGCTGAAAGTCCTATGTTAGCAAGAGCGTTTGCCTATATTTACGGTTTAAAGGATTATGCATTATTTGAGGTGTCTGTAACATTAGATGACATTGAAAAGAGTACAGACCACAACGAGGACTATTTTAAGAAGCTGACAGGGGAGTTAAGTGCTGAATGTTATTCATGTAAGCATAATATACCAGCCGATAGAGTAACTTTTTTAGGTTGCTATTCATTTTCAGATTAGGAGACAGACCATGACAGATAAAGAATTGAATAAAATAGCTGACCTTATCAATGAACGTGTAACATTTGCCGAATTAGAAGAATTCAAACACTTGGAACAGCGAGTGGATAGAATAGTATGGGTTAAAAATCAGATTGCTAAGCTAGATAAAGGAGAAATATTATTATGACAGATATCGTTATCAATATTCAAGGCACTAAAACAAAGTCATCGGTAGCGCGTGACCGTTTGAATTGGGTTACCCGACAAATTCGAAAAATGGAGGTATGACCGTATGGAAATCAATCTATTAAGCAATGAAACAGAGCAAGCATTAATAGGTGGTATTTTAACTAAGGTTGGTACTTATCTAGAACGATATGAAAGCTTAGAGAACCCATTAGGGATAATCTCACAGCGTGAGGCAACCGAACGCCTAGAGGTATCTTATCCTACTTTGAGACGTTGGGAGGCTAGAGGGCTTAAACGTTACATGCCTCCTATTGCTGACACTAAGACCGTTTACTATAAAGTTACTGACTTACTAGCATTCTTGGGGGTAGAGGAATGAGCATATATTACACTAAAGGCATTCAAAATTCACGCCTATTTCTTTACGATGATAACAAAGACAAGTTTACTTCTACTGAACCCTTTGAATTTTTCAAAGAGTTCCCAGCAGTTGAAACCAAAGGAATGGATATAAAGGAATTTAAGAAAAACCACGCGCCTTATTGTATCTCGGGTAAGGTTAAAAAAGATAAAGATGACGTGTACAGGCGTAATGATAGCAATCTAATTTATAGAGACTTGATTTTCTTGGATTATGACAATATCACACTATCAAGTGAGGAATTTAAGGCAACTGTTGAACGGGCAATCGGCGAGTATTCTTATATCATTTACCCAACAATTAAACACACAGAGGAAAAACCACGGTTCAGGCTAGTGGTAAAGCCTAGTGAACCAATGAATAAAGAGACCTATAAGTCAGTGGTTACTGAAATAGCTGAAAAAATCGGCTTAATGTATGATACAGCGTCACTTACATGGTCACAATTACAAGGGTTACCCGTGACGGTTGGAAAACGTCATGAATATGTTAAGACTGTACACCGTGGGAAAGATTATCCCGTACCAAAATACGAGGGTAGCAAACCTGCTACAATCAAGCAGACAAACACAAACGGTTATAGTATCCGTTCACCTAACGAGCGAAAAAGCTTAACTGTAAAAATTATTGAAACTCTATTCAATGGCTTTGGCGAAGAGGGTGGGCGTAACGTTGTGTGTGCTAGCTTTGTTGGTATGTTATTCAATCGTTACGTTAATTTTGATATTGCCACAGCTTATCAGTTAACTGTAATGGCGAATAACAACACACCCGAACCGTTACCAGAGAAAGAACTAGATACTACTTTCGAGAGTATCGCTAAAAAAGAACTAACCAACAGAATTTGAGGAGGAATTTTTATAAGTGCTAGACATTGCAAAATTGGAAGAAGAAATTAAAGAAGAGCAATCGCCTTTTGATAGTGAGGGCTACTTACTAACGTTTAAAAATATCAGAGGTCAGTTTAGGGACATTATAGAAAAACAAAAAGAAAACGCCTATAAAGAGGCTTACAAAGCTTACATGAAAAGTCCCAAGGCTTTAAGCAAACTATCTAAGATAAAAGATGATGACCTTAACGCAGACCTAGAGCGCCAATTAGTAGAGGGTAAAGCGGTAGAGCACGCAGAAAAGGTTAAAAGCAAAGCGAGTCCCAAAACGCCCTTACAATGTTCAATCTTTTTGAGAAAATATATCCGCTTTGTACGGATCAGACCTGAGGGCAAAGGGCAAAAAGCGCCGTTATATTTTTACGACCCCGACAGTGGTATCTATTCAGAGGATAACGAGTTATTGCAAGATTTAATGGCAACCATTTATCCGAACATTACAGAAAGGCAAGCTATTGATACGCTTTATAAAATATCTCACAGCGTTCCTTTGAAAAATAAGCAAAACAACTTTGTTGTTATCGGTAGCGAACTTTACAACAATCAAACGGGCGAATTTAACCCATTTAACCCTAATGTTATCGCAACCCGAAAAGTTAAAGCAGAATACAACCCCAACGCAACAGAACCAACTATCAACGGCTGGAAACCGACAGAGTGGCTTAGAGGACTTTTTAACCATGATAAAGAAAGTTATGACCTAGCCATTCAAATTATCAGAGCCACTGTTACGGGTAAGACCTTAGATAATATATTTTGGTTACATGGCGTAGGTGGAACGGGTAAAGGAACGTTTCAAGCTTTGTTAGAGAATTTAGTGGGAGCTGAAAACACAGCCAGTTTTAAAATTGATGAAAAGAATGGGCGTTTTGATACTTCTATTCTTATTGGTAAGTCTGTAGTCATTGGTGATGACGTTCAAAAAGACGTAGTTATCAAAGATACTTCCATTGTGTTCAGTCTTGCAACGGGTGACCCAATTAGGATAGAGGATAAAGGGAAGAGACCATACACCACGCGCTTAAAAATGACTGTTGTTCAGTCATCTAATGGTTTTCCAAGAATGAACGCAGATAAAAACGCCATTGACAGACGTTTTAGGGTGTTGTCATTTAGTGAACTCAAAGGGAAACCAGATAATAGAATTAAGAATGACTATATTAATCGTCCCGAAGTGTTAGAATACCTTGTCAAACTTGCTATTGAAACACCGTTCAAAGACATTGAACCCCAAAGGTCAATTGATTTTCTTAACGAAGAATACAAAGAAATGAACCCAGTGGCGGACTTTGTAGACAGATTTTTCAATGATGACGTTATTCAATGCAAGTATGTACCTAACGGATATGTTTTTGAATGCTTTAAAGCGTATTGTAAACAACACCAAAACAGTAAATACTTTCTAAACGAAGTCTCTTTACATAAACAGATAAAGCCATTGTTACCTAAAACCTTTAGCCCACACGCGGTAACTATCCCCAAAGGGAAAAAATTTTATAATGATTTTAACCCTAAGTTAGTTTTTAACCCTTGGCATTTTGGGGAGTATTACAACGGCAGAGAGCACGAAAAAAATCAAAAGAAAAGCAAAAAAGAGCGTGGGTATAAAAGAGTTTAATTTTAGCACGAATCTAGCACGTTTCTAGTACGTTGCAGAAAAATAAAGAAGCCTTTAATATCAATACTTTTGTACACTTAACACAGTTAGTACACTAAAAAATAATATTAATACATAAAAATAAAATAAATAAAAAAGTATGCGGGAAAAACTTTTTGAAAAAAGTGGGCTATTTGTGCAAAGTGTGCAAAACCCTTGATATACCAACGTTTATTTCCTAGCACACTATTTCCCATAGTGTCCTAACAGTACTAAAAAATGGATAAATGCAGACAGAAAGGACAAACACAAATGAAAATCAAACTATTCAAACATGAGGTAATCTCCGATGGTTTTTACAGCAATGGCATAACGAGAACTAGACAAGAAAATAATGGGGAACTAGAAACCAGAGTAAATGAGTTCATGGCTGATAAGAAAGTAAGCAGTGTACAAGCTTACGGAGATAATATCATGGTTATGTATGAGGAGGTAGAATAACATGACTGAACAAGAATATATTAGTTATTGTGAGAAAGAAGTAACACGCCTTGAGGCTAGACGCTATCAGTTCATGGGGGCAACATGGGAAGAGCTAGGCAAAGGCGACCATATGGTTATGCTAGAGGTTGGCAGTAAAGTAATGAACGAAGATAATTCTGTTAACCTATATGAATTACACAGAGACAAACACACACGTTTCAAGGTGTGGAACATGGTAGCAAGAACAGCATTACACTATGATAAGAAGTTCCCAACAGATGACAGACTACAGTTGTTCACTGACACCCTAGAAGAGCACTTTAACAACATGGTTAACAAAGAGCTAGAACATGCAGACATGAATAGAGTTAGTAAGTTGGTTAGCGAATTTGAACATGAGCTATCAAGTGATGAACTTGAGAGACTTAAGACTGATATAGTATTAGTTGGATTGGTTTAAACTAACTAAATGGAGATTGTCAATGCTATATTATTATTGGAGGAAACAAGGACAATGCTTTAGGTGTTGTCCTTTTGCTTATGTTATAATGTTATAAGCAAGTTAACACAGACAATAAACACAAGAGCTTTACTGTATTGGTAAGGTTCTTTTGTCTTAATGTTGGCAAATGTTGGCATGAAATCATAGTGTACAGTCACCAATAGAGCAAGCAGAGAGACAGAGTGAGCATGTATCAGCAATCACACTGAACACCGAATGAAGTCCGAGAAACAGCCATAAGGAGGGACAAAACGGGTGTATAAGCGTTCAAAAATACCCCTTGATTTTTAATCGGGGTATTGTGTTATTTGGGAACAATAACGCCGCCCTTTTTTGCGCGTGATTTTCCCTTTTTGAATTTTTTAGAACGTCCTAGAACCCGCCTAAAAGCCCGTGTATGGCGCGGTAAAGGTATTTCATATGTAATTACATTCAAGCTTATTAAAAATGACCCCCGCCCCCTATCTCGTGTCAAGGAGAGCCACCACAAGGTGTTAGCTTGTATCACGCGCCATTTTTTCAGAATTTTAAGGGGTGTCATAAAACCTTGAAAAGTCTTGTTTTGATTGTGTTTTGTTTACCAGTTAACTTTCTATTTGTTCCGCTTTTAGATTGTATAAAAAAAACCTACAGAGCGAACCTGTAAGTTTTTGTGGTATGAATATAACATAACCGTCACCACCATGGTATAATATAACTATTGATTTAAAAGGATTGTGGGGGCTTTCATGGAACAAAAAACACTATTGAATAAACTAGGAAATATCAAGAAACTAGATAAAGAAATTAAAGTCATCAACTTAGAAATTCAACACTTGAACAGTGGTATTTTTACACAGTCAACACTTACAGATACCAAAGTGAAAGCTAGCAAAACCAAAGACATGGCAGACAAGTATAACAGCTTGTTAGAACGCAAAGAGAAACTTTTGAGCCGAATTGATACGCTTATGGCTGAACGTGATAGTCTTACTAGTTTAATAGATGATAATCTAGAAGACCCCGAACAGAGAACCATTCTAAGATTATTCTTTGTTTTGAACATGAACGCTGATGAAATCGCTGAATATCTAGACGTAACTCAAAAAACGGTGTACGTACATAGACGGCAAGCCATTAAACAGTTGGCGTCTATGGTTTAAAATTATTATGATAATTTTGTGACATTATTGATGACCATGATTTAGCAAATATGCGTGAATTAAGAAATTTTGTAAAATATCATGGTGCAGAATATGGATTGCCTAGTATGAAAGTTATACGATCAGTTATGAAAATGAGTAGTGGGCTTGTTCGCTTAACTTTTGATGCGGTATATCAAGAAAGAAGATATGGAAAACAAATTGATAATGAAACAGGAGAAATAAAGTGACAGAACCTGTAAGAGTGAAACTCGAGGAAAGTTCTAAAATGAAGTTAGCCACCTAAGGGTATCAAAAAACATCTTAGAGAGATATAATTGTAATCACCACAACAACAATTAGAAAGACTCTGAGATGCAAAACTATTATACACCAAAAAGTAAACATTTAACACTAACTGAACGTAGAATGATTGAACGTTGCCTGCAAGAAGGGCTCTCAAATCGTGAAATCGCTAGGAGATTAGCTAAAGCTCCTCAAACCATTCACAACGAAGTCAAACGTGGGCAAAAAACGAGTGTCTGTTGACTCTAACCGATAGAAAGAGTCGTTATCAACTCATTCGACTCATTCCCGATAAGTCCGCGTTTTTAGTCAATCAAGCTCTGAAAGCAATCCTCAAGGATTATCAAATGAATTCTATCACAGCTGATAACGGGGCTGAGTTCAGTCGTTTAGCAGAAGTTTTTGACCCTGCTCATATCTACTATGCCCACCCGTATTTTTCTTGGGAGCGTGGTACTAATGAGAATCATAATAGACTCATCCGGCGTTGGTTGCCTAAGGGAAGCAAAAATGCGACTCAACAACAAGTCGCATTTATTGAAAACTGGATTAACAACTATCCAAAGAAACTATTCAATTATAAGTCTCCTAAAGAGTTTTTACAGACTGGCTAATTTGAACTTGAAATTTGGCAGAGTGAAACTCAAACAAATCTTTTTGTTTTTTTCGACTGTCTACTTGACAGGGAGCAGTTCACAAAAAAATAATATTATTTTTTTGTAAATCCTTCGAGGACATCTTTAATTACGTTAGCTAGATCAATAAGGTCCGCATTATCTGTCCCTCTTAATTCGCCAACAATTGCAAATCCCAATGCTTCTGTAAAACCTACTGCCACTCCAGCATTTATAGTTCCACCGGCAAGTGTGCCTACCCCAGGAATAAATTTTAGAAGATTTCCTGCTAATGACTTACCGAAATTTGAGATCACAGTTGCTTTTAAAACTCCTTTAACAAACCCTTGAGAAATATTAGCCCCATTAGCTTTATATAAACTTGTAATCATTGTTGCTTGAATCGGGATTAATAATGCTGCATCAGAAAATGGTATGGGACTTGCTGCTGTTGTTGCTGCTGCTGCTGCTGCTGTATGAATAATTGTATGTTCTGTGCTCGTTAATTTCATTTAAATTCTCCTTTATGAAAAAAAATATATATGCATATTATTATCCATAAAGCTTGCTTTTGTCAATATTTTTTTGCATAATAGATTATAAATTAACGAAGGGAGGTTACTATTATTAATCTTTTGATAGACGATACAATTCAAAGAGTTGAAAAACTTCCTCCACAAACTCAATTTACTTTACCTGATTTATATACGGGTCTAGAATGGAAGGAGGCTAGTAAATCTGAACGAATTTTATTAGGGAGATTATTTAGTGATTATGCGAAGAATAGTTCGATTGTAGAAATGATAGGAAAAACATCTAACAATAAAAAAATATACTTGAAAAAATAAGGAGATTGGTCAAATGGGTAAAGCCTTAACAAAAAAATGTTCTATGTGTTCAATTGAAAAAAGATTAAATGAGTTCTATGAGAACTCAACTAAAGCAGATCATAGGAATGGTATATGCAAAGAGTGTCAAAAGAAAGTTAATCAAAAAAATAAATAATCTACAACATGAGCAAAGAGAATTTTAACTAACATGCTTGACGAAAAAAAGAGTACAAGTCGCGTGAGTGATCTGTACTCTTTTTTAGCGCTAACGGATCAATTTTTCATAAGAAAAATTTGGTGGGTAGAGGTTACTGATTTTGGGAGAAATTATTTAAGGGAGTAGTTATAGCTACACCCTTACTTTACGACAAAAATATCTAAAAGTAAGAGGTGTACTTTCAGGTACGCCTGTACTTTTGTTCAAATTTGAGCGGAAGAAAAATCTATGATAGCAAAAAAATGTACTAAAAACCTTGACAAAAATAATAGAAAATGATTGACTGTGTATCCTAAATATTGTAACATAGTATATATATTAGGAATTAATAATAGGTAAACATATTAGCACAGGTGACAGATGTGGCGCTTGTGCTATTTTGTATGAGCCCAATATTAAGGAGTTGGTCGTCATGTCAATGGAAAAGTTGGCAAATCATATTATCACTGTTGCGCATGATAATAATTTAACTATAACCAATTTGCAACTGCAGAAAATTTTATATTTTACGTTAAGAAACTCTGTGAATATTTTAGATAGGGAGACTATTGAAGAAACATATGACGAACCGTTTTTAGTATGGCGCTATGGTCCGGTTGTAGAGTCTCAATATAACAGGTTTTATTCATATGGATCTAGTCCAATTATTGACTCTTTTGAACAAATACCTGAGTATGAAGGTCTGAATAATATGATCATTCATTTTTTAAGTATTGATGTTTTTAGGATGGTAGACGCAAGTCATACTCATAAATTTTGGAAGGAAAATAGTCCTAAAATAGTATTTGGTAGAAGTAATATCAAGTACCCGCTAGAAGAGGTCTTGCGTGAGCATTAATAATAAACAACTAGAGTTGTATAAAAAATATTTTGAATTATTTACAAACGATGAAAATGAGGAATATACAGAGCGTAGTTCTGATAGTGTGGAAGACGAATTAGATGATGGTTTGGTTGCCTCAACTGAAGATAGCAGTAATGTTGAATTAAACTCTAGATTAAAAAGTGATGTTGAAGAGTTAAAAAGATTGATTAGAAGAGAGTTAGATACTGGAAAATTATATAAAGAGCGTCTAGAATACTCACTAATTACAAGAGAATTTTATTCAAAAAATGCTGATTATGATGGCTTTGGTTTTATCGAGAAACTTCAAACGCGTTACTTAGATGAAACTGAAGAAAGTAATATTATTTTTAAAATGTTAAGGCATACTGAACTGGCTTTGGTACAAAAAGCTTCTTTATCAGATAGAATTAATGATTTAGAACGACAATTAGCTGCTGAAGTAACTAGAAGTCAGCAGTTGACTAAAAATCTAGAAGATACAAATAAAAGTTGGAATGAAAAAATCAATGATTTAGATAAACAATTAAAGAGTCTAGTAACAGAGATTATAGGTATCATGGGAGTATTTGCAACAATCATTTTTGCAGTATTTAGTGGTTTTAATGAGATTTCTACTCTAGGAGGAGAGTTATCAAATACTCCTATCTCCAAGGTGATGATTTATATCGGAACAACATTTATAGTATTAATTGGAATAGTATTTATCTCTTATCTAGCGGTCGGGAGATTTTTTGATATTAGCTTACGTAGTTGTGGATGTAAACTAGATGATGAATGTTCCCATGAATTAATTGAAAAGCACCCGACTGTGATTGCATTTATTTGGATCGGTTTGAGTTTTATATCAATTGGCGCAATTCTGATTTTATATAAGAATTATATTGATGTTTTTCAATTTTATTTTTGGGGCTGTAATCTCCAAATTTTAGTTTTATTAATTTGTTTAATCGCAGTTCCTGTAATAGGCTTGTTGGTAATTCTAAAAAAACCTATCAATAGAATTGTTTCTAAGTTCAAGCAAAAGGAAGACTCTCAGTAAGCAATTCAGAATAGTATCATATCTTAGATTTTTTACCTGCTTAGACATAAGCAGGTTTTTGTATGTAATTATAATGAAGGCGTAAAAATACAAGTAAATTTTTAAACTTTCCTGTTCTTTTTCGAATAATCAAGTGGGAGGATACTCATGTTATATTATGATGAACTAAAAGAGGCAATCGATAGAGGTTTTATAAAGGGTGATACTGTTCAAATTGTGAGAAAGAATGGGATAGTATTTGATTATGTTTTGCCTAATGAACCAGTAAAGCCCTATGAGGTAGTTACTACTGAACGAGTAGCAGACGTTTTGGAAGAGCTAAAAGAATGA